AACCATAAGACAGTATCCACGATCCAAACCGTAAACACCACCACTAGTTCCACAGTCAAGATATTGGATGCCAAGTTTAGAAAGCCTTTCTGCCCTGCGTCTAGAGTCTTTAAAATTGGAATTGCCATGATCAATAATAATATCGCCTTCCACACAAAATTGTAGTAATTCATTTAATGTATCCTCTACTGTTTCTGCTGGCACTACCATCATAAAAACTCCCGGTGTTTTACCAGTTGTTTTATTTGAATGTACTATTTGAACAAGATTTTCTAGAGTAGTGGCACATCCACTGATATAACCCTTTTCAAATTGTTCTTCGGCTTTCTTATAATTATTGCGATATCCATGAACTTCGATACCCGATTTAATCATACGACGAGACATACCCTCGCCCATTCTACCTAATCCAATTAAACCTACCTTCATAATACCCTCCCAGGAATATAGTTGAAATCTTCAAGAACTTCATTTAGAAGTTTTTCATATGACCTATACATTTTATCTCCAGAAATAAAACATCTTTGCCTTCTCCAAAGTGCCTCAGCAAGCATTCTCTGTTCTTCTTCTGTGAAATCTTTAAATCGATTCATGTGATTTTACCTTTTTACAATGTAATTTTTAACCATGGCAATAATGGAGGTACTACTCCAATCAGTCTTAAGAGACCTTCACTAAAAAGACCAAGCACAAAAAACCCAACAAACATACTGATAATTCCAGCATTACGATTGTGTCGTCTTATTGCATCATCGATCATCTCTTGAACTTCTTCTTTTGTTATTCTATGGGGAGGTTCTATTGGTTTTCCTTCCCATATCCAATCTTTTTGTTTAAACATTTTTTATTAAGATTGTCTACTTGGCCATGTTAACTCCATTACAAAGACTAACAATGAAATGAAAAGAATTACAAATAATGTTGTCATTTCATTACTTCCATAGGTAGTGAACTTTCTTTAGTTGTAAATCTATGAGGATCAATAATTCTCATAGCTTCTTGCAATTCTTGAAAGTGTTGAATTTCATCATTCATAATTCTAATAATATCTTGATCATTTGGATTTTCATATGCAAGATATTTTGCATATGTTTCAGCGGCGTGCATTTCTATTTCGTATGACAAATGGTATGCAGAGATAGGAGCCACCCAATAATAAGCCACATTGATCCAATAGTAGATGAGAACGAGGTGTCTGGCAACAAAACGATCAATCCAATAATTATTACCACCCCTAGATTCCATAAATTCCAGATGTTCTGTCTCATTGATTGATTGTAGAAAGTGTTCCTTCATTAAGTATACATGCCATTCACCACGTAAACCTAAAGATTCCCTTAAATGTAAAACACTAAGAAAAGCGAAATAAGGTGCTCTAGCAATTTCTTCCAGAACCCAAAAACGTTGGAAGTGTCTACCCCTATAAAGATAATCAATAATTGAAATTGTAAAATTTAATGTTAGTATGTTTATTTTTTTCATAATCATACAAAAATTTTAGGTTCTCCATCTTCATCATCATCATATTCGGGCTCATATAATGGACATGGTTCTTCAAATAAGTATTCCATCCGTAGTTGGTATACTCTTTCTCTTAAAGATCTATAAAATTCCTTTTCTTCTTGATCATTCATCGTTCCTAATTTATTCTACATGTACCGTGCCAGTCATGCCTGCACTTTTGTGGGGAGCACACCAATAAGTATAGTCACCTGCATCATTGAAAGTAATATCAAACTCCTCACCAGGAAGCATTGCAAGTGATTCATGTGCAAGATCAGGACGACCTTCCACAATTACATTATGAGGTGGTAGCATGTTATTAATAAAATGAACTTTTTCACCAACAGAAATTGTTACTTCTGATGGTTCAAAAATTAAGTTCCCATTGGAACCCATTTGAACGTCTACTGCTCTAACAGGAGCAGCTAAAAAGAAAATAGTTAAAAGTAAGAATAAAACTTTCATATTAAATTACTTAACTATTTTATCTAGGTAATCTCTCTCATGTTTATACAAAAAATCAAGATTTTTATCGAAATATATTTGAATTCCCTGACTTAATTCGGGAATTAACCATTCATGAACTGGAAGACAATATTGCCAGTTCGTTGGTTGAATACAATTCATAACCACAACTGTCCAAAAAGCAGAAAGATGATTAACAATTGTAAGCATATTATGCTTTAACCTCTTCTATTTTTGATTTTACTTTTGTCTTTACAGGAACAACGGGATCTGGAATAGGATGATACTTACGGTATCTTGCAGTCTCAAATGTTTCAAAAGTTTCTTCAGGATTACCATAACAAGTCTTTTTTCTTACTTCTACAATTTCATCGTAAGGATCAATTTTAACATCAGGCCAACGAAGATGTGCATTTTCAGTTACCGTACGACTAATTATTTCATAATTAACACCATTACCCGATACGGGTGAGACGGCTTCAACGTACTCTTTCTTTTTAGCAGCCATAAAAAAGGGGGTATTAAACCCCCTTAGTATAACATGATTAAAGCATTCCTGCAAGCATAACAGAAAAACAAAATACAGTGAAAATCATTAAAGATATTCCCACCATTAATACCCATCTAGGAATACTATCTTCACCATTTGGTTCATGATGATGTTCTGAATGATTTGACATTTTTAGTAAAGTTCTTCCTCCTTTTCAGTTTCAATAACACAATCTGAGGTTGGATAAGATACGCATGTTAGTAAGAAACCAGCTTCAATTTGATCATCATCAAGAAAAGATTGATCTTCTTGATTGACTGTTCCTTCTACAATTTTACCTGCACATGTAGAACAAGCACCAGCGCGACAAGAATATGGTAAATCGAGTTCTGCTTCATCAGCAGCATCTAAAATATACTGATCATCCTCACATGTTACAGTATATTCTCCAGAGGAAGTTTTAAAAGTTACGTTATATGGCATTATTTAAGTAAATAACTTGTATAATATGTATTATACCATATCTTAAGAAGATATAACCATATCATCAATTTGTTCAACAGTCAGATCACCACCAACATATACAGCTTCCAATATGTCTCTATTGAATATACCAATTCCACTTTCTGTTTCACGAACTGAAAGATGGTGTTGATACGAATCAGAATCCTGGATAAGTATCTTATCGAAATAATCAAGTCCCTCATAAACATCTGCCTTTGTTGGATCTTTGTCTACTCTAGTATTCAATATATCTACTTCCCCATCACGTTGGTTAGCAAAAATATTTAAATCAAATCCACCTGTTATAAAGTCAGACCCTTTACCTCCATCTAGATAATCATCACCCTTACCACCACGAATAACATCATCACTTTCAAAACCAAAAATGGTATCATTACCTTTCAATCCACGAAGTCTATCTTTATTATCTGCACCATTTAAAATATTATCAAACCTATCTCCTTTAAGTTTTATACGTTCATCCACAGGAACATATGGAATAAAAACAGTTGGAGCAATAGTTTCCGATGGTGGGGGAGGAGCAGGTTCACCAGTTGATGGTCCATGCTTGTATGTGTATGGATCAAACATACCAATAGGATCTGCTATAGCACCTATTTCTATTTGATCTTCATTCAATTTAGCTACTTCACCCGGACGAATATTTTCACTCATCAATAGTAAACCACCAATATGTGGAGCAGAGAATGATGTTCCTCTTCTTCTTTCATTAATGGTTCCATCAGGATTGTAGGTTGGAGTCTCTACACCTGGTGCAGCAAATTGAACATCATCTTCTCCATTTACATCTACTCCATCAAAATTACTAAACCAGGGGTAATTCCCATCTTGATCGACTGCAGAAACAGTGTATACATTAGGATGATCACCATAGGATGCTGGAGAAGTCCCATCTACATCTCTTCCGCCGTTACCAGCTGCGATTGAAAACTTAATACCCAGATCAGCCATTTCTTCGACTAATGGATGTCGATTAGGTCTACCACCACCAATACTCAGGTTGACTACTGCATTATCAAACAAGTTATTTTCAACAATAACATCTTTTGCATGTGCAAGAGCATTATTAATATCTCTCCATCTAGCCCAACCATTATCTCCAAATACTCTAAGTGATACAAGTTGAGCTCCTGGCGCTACACCAGTTAGTTCTTCTCCGCCTGTTTTTGCTCCAATAATAGTTGCAACTGCTGTTCCGTGTCCAGTTATATCTTCAAAAGGATCAGGGAAAGCTTCTACAAAACTTTTAGACCATTCTTCATTAACGTTTAAATCATCAAGTTTAGCAATACCTGAGTCAATAATAAAAGCAAATTGATTTTCGGCTACATCACCTTCGTAGTAAAACCTATCAGATCCCCATACTTGTTCTATGTTCCACGTCATAATAGTTATCCATACATATTGATATTATATAATAAAAAAGACACTCTGTAAAGGAGTGTCTTGTAAATTTAATAAAAAATTTAGAGTGCGTTGCCTCTCGGAAGTACCTCTTCAGGAAATACAAACGATTCGTGTGGTTGGTCAACTGGTGCTAACCATGCACGTAGTCCTTCATTCAATAGAATATTCTTTGTATAGAATGTTTCAAATTCAGGATCTTCTGCTGCACGAATCTCTTGACTCACAAAGTCATAAGCACGAAGGTTAAGGGCAAGACCAATAATGCCAATACTGGAAACCCAGAGACCCATAACAGGTACGAACAACATAAAGAAGTGCAACCAACGTTTATTACTAAAAGCAACTCCAAAGATTTGAGACCAGAATCTATTAGCAGTGACCATAGAGTAGGTTTCTTCTTCTTGTGTAGAGTCAAATGCCTTGAACGTATTTGCCTGTTCACCATCTTCGTAGAGTGTGTTTTCAACAGTTACTCCATGAATAGCGGACAGAAGAGCACCACCTAAGATACCTGCAACACCCATCATGTGGAATGGGTTTAACGTCCAGTTGTGGAATCCTTGGAGGAAAAGAAGGAAGCGAAAAATAGCGGCGACCCCGAACGATGGCGCGAAGAACCAGGACGACTGTCCCAGAGGATATATGAGAAAGACGCTGACAAAAACAGCAATAGGACCAGAGAAAGCAATAGCATTGTACGGACGGATAC